TACTCAAATGAATTCGAAGATGCTATTAATGAATATATAACGACCCCTGAATATGAAGCCACAAGTGTCGATCAAAATGTAAATATTATCACTAAAGAAAGTGGTTCTTCATTTAATAATTATGTTGTTGTAATTACTGTTTCAGGAAATGTTACGACAGCTTTTGTTCCAACATCACAAAACTTTTTAGATGGTGGAGCAAGTAGTTTACCAACATACACTCCTGGTAATTATATAAAACCAGTTAAAACTAAAATGTATTCTTTGTCTGATAGCTTATTGCATTATTCGGCAACAAATGATCCGAATGAATGGAATGATACTTCTCAAGGTGCTGGTTTTATTAATTTATCAAATAACGCATCAGGATCAGAAGATTTACAAGCAATTGCGAATTATTTCGATAATATTGCTGTTTTTGCAAAACAAGCAGTTCAGATATGGTTTGTTGATGCAGACGATACCAAAAATGCACAAGTTCAGGTTTTAGGTAATACTGGAACTTTTGCTCCTAATAGTGTTGTTGAGTTTGGTGATAATGATGTTTTTTACCTATCTAAATCAGGTATTAGAAGCCTAAGAGCAAGAGATTCATCTAATGCTGCTTTTGTAGGCGATATTGGTAATCCTATTGATGACACCATTATTTCAGCAATTCAGGCAGATACTTCTATTTCAGAAGAAGCAACAGCAATATTAAATCCTATCGATGGTCGATATATGTTAGCCATAGGAAATAGTATTTATGTATTTAGTTATTATCCATCATCTAAAATAAGTGCTTGGTCAGTTTATGAAACTGGATTTACTGTAAATCAATGGGCATTTGATGGAACCAATATACTCGCTCGAAGTGGCAATGATTTATATGCTTTAGGCGGAACAAATAATCAAACATATGATAATTCAACTGTAGAAGTGCAATTGCCATTTCTTGATGCTGGATCACCAGCAACTTCAAAAGATTTTACTGGATTAGATGTAACTTGTGAAAATGAATGGACAGTAAGTGTTGCAACAGACCCAACAGATATATCAACAATAGAAGAAATAGCGACAGTAAATAAAACAACATATGGTTTAGGTAGAGTATCAATGACTGGGTTTTCAACGCATATAGCACCAAAGTTTGTTTGTACAAAACAAGGAAATGCAAAATTAGGGAATGTAGTAGTTCATTATGAAAGTAGTGATGCTGGGTAATGAAATGGGATTATGCAACAATCGCAGATATATATGAAGTGGCATTAGAAATGAGAAAAAGAGATTTGGAAGAATTATTGGCTGTTACAAATTGTGATAATCGTGAAGAATTAGCAACTCATTTAGCAATAATGTGGGGTAGCAATATTAACAATACATATGTCTTTTGTGATGGGGATGAAAAGATATGCTGTTTAACATATACACCATTAAGAGATGGGGTATGGAGCTTTGGCTTGTTTGCAACCAACAGTTTCAACAAAATCTACATTTCCCTGACAAAATTTATTTTGAGAGTGATTATTCCTCATTTTAATGCTATAAATGCTCATAGGGTTGAGTGCCAATCCATAGCTAATTATGAGTATGTTCATAAATGGCTTGAATTTATAGGATTGAAAAGGGAATCAACACTAAAAGGCTATGGTAAAAATGGCGAAGATTTTTATAATTTTGCGTATGTTAGAAACAAAGGTGAAGCTAATTTAAAATGGGTTAAAAATGGAGTAATAGAACAATGTGTTTAGGATCAAACAATTCAGCACAACAGACAGCCGATCTACAAAGACAGCAAGAAATGGCTCGGCAAGGTCGAATAGAAAAAGGCAGAGATAAAATAGATGAAGCCTTTAGTGGTTTTGATGATGCTTTCTATACTCAAAGAGGTCAGGCTTATACTGATTACGCAAAACCTCAAATTGAAGATCAATATGGCGATGCAATGAAGCAATTACGTTTAGCATTAGCTAGATCAAATCTTACCAATAGTTCTGTTGGAGCAAATAAAAGAGCTCAACTACAAAAAGACTTAGATAGAGCAACTTCTGAAATGGCACAAACTGCCAATAAATATAGTACAGATTCTAAAAATGCAATTAATACAGCAAAAGCTGAATTACAAAGTCAAAATATGAGTTTAGCTGATCCCTCAATGATTGCTCAAAGTGCAATTACAAGGGCAAATGCATTAAATGAATTACCACAATTTAATCCCCTGACTAAAATATTTAACGATGCAACAAGTGGTTTAGCTACACAAATGGAATTAGAAGCAAGAGGTAAGAATAGATATAATATGCCGATGCTTTTTAATTCAGGAAGTAGCGGAAAGGTTATAAGCTAATGGGATTTTGGGATGATTTAAAAGATTTGTTTACACCTGATCCTGACCCACCAAAAGAAACTGAACAATCAGGAACTTATGGTTTAGGATCGCAATTAAAATATTTTTCAGATATTGGTGGTGGAACTGGTGCTGGGACAAGTTATACAACAAATTTAACTGCACCAAACAATAATACAGACCTTCGTGATAATCCTACTCCAAGTGTAGGCAATATACTTCAAAATAGCTATAATCAGGCTAGTCAAAATTTTGGAAACCAGGAAGTTGTACCAAGTGTAAATGAGCAAAATGCAATAGAACAAGCAAGACTTGATGAACTGCAAAGGCAAAAAGATGATGCTGAAAGGATTAGACAAGAAGAACTAGCAAAACAAGTAGCATTTGAAAAGTCTATGAGTGATGCTCGATCTGCTAGAGAAACAGCTTTAGGTGAAAAACAAGCTGAATTAGCAAGTGCATTTGGAATATTTAATGATGACTATTATTCAGATTTATCTAATAGTTTTTCAGAATTTCAAAACCCAAGATTACAAAAAGCATATGACGATAGTATGAGAGGTATTTGGGAAGGTTTTGCATCTGTTGGTTTACTCACTCAAGCTGAAGTAGATTCAAGAATGGCTGGGTTGGCATCTAAGAAATCTGAAGAAGAAGCAAGAATTGCAAAAGGTGCTGAAGAGTATTCAGCCTTAAAAAGAGCAGATGTAGATAAGAAAATGCAAACATTAGGCGATCAATTATCTGCATTATCAGGTGGTGCAACGACATTAGATGAAATAAACCAGCAAACAGAAAGCATTAAAAATTTTAAAATTCAGCCTGACGTTGATAAGCTAAAGACCCCATCAACTAAAACTGGGTTAGATTTTTTAAGTAGTTTTAGCCAAAAAGCAGACGATCCTTCTTTTAATCCACAAGCATTATCTACGTTTGGAGATAAACAAGAAAAAGACGTAATGAGTGTAGGTTATAAACCAAGAGGAGTACAATCTCCTTTTGCATCAGGTCAATCATCAAGGGTGGTAGGATAATGTGTAATCCAGCAATAGCATTAGGAGTAGCAAGTACAGTAGGTTCTGCTGTACTTCAAGATAGAGCAAAAAAAAGTGCCGAAAGATCAAAAAGAGGATATATAGCCGATGAAAATGTTAGGCAACAAGGATTTGAACAAAGAGCACAAGGCGAAATTGACAAGTCCAGCGATATGTTTCGTAAAGATGCATTTAACAAAGGGATGGGCGATACATCTAATCGATTAGCACAATTATTAATGGATGCAAGAATACAATTGCCTGAACAAAAAATAGCATCAGGAACACCAAGAATAGTTCAAGATCAAAATGCTATGGAAATGAGAAAAGCAACAGACTTTGCAAACCAGCAAAATATGGCAATGGGCAATATAATGTCACTTGCTGATTATTTAAATAATACTATCCAGCCACAATTGAATAACAGTTCCACAACTGCACAATTAATGGGTAATTTTATGAAAGGATCATCAAGTGTTCTTGATTCAGAACTAATGGCTGCAAATCAGAAAGCATCAAGTCCATTAGCACAAATTTTAGGTGAGGGCGGAAAAACAGCAACAGCTTACGGATTATATAAAGGATCGTAAAATGGCAACAAGAAACCCATATTCAGTAGACCCAAATTTAATACAAGGTTTTAATAACCTGACACGAGCATTAATAGGAAGTTCAGGAACAGACAAGGATATGAGTGCTGTAAGAGCCAATGATGCTTTAACAGCTAAGAGAAATCAGGAATCAAAAAATCTTGCCCAGCAATATGGGATTGTTAATAATCTTAGAGATGCAGTTACAAACACTTCAGGAAGTGAGCCTTTTCAAAATGCAATAGTACAAGCATTAACTGGAAACGAAATATTTCAACCTCAAATGACAGATGAATATTATCAAGCTGGGGAAGAGATGGATAATAGTCTTGGTATTCAATCACCAACAGATATAGCAACACCAACTGGGCAATTCAGACAAGGTGATCCAGTACTTAATGATTTAGCAAGAACACTTTTTGGAAACTTACAATACAACCCAGATCAATTAAGTAATGCATTTACTAATCTTGGTACAACTAATCAGGAAAATGCACGAAACAATCAATTAGTCGATATTATT